AGATGGTCAATATGAATATTTTTATTTTTTTGAGCGAGTTGTGTTATTGGGGAGATAAGGGTTAGCGAATGCCCTAAGTTTGCGTGGATTTCGAGAGAAATATATTCTTCTATTTTACATTTACTATTGTTATCTACCCCATTGATCTGATATTTAAGATACATAGTTATCCTCCTATTTCCGATACATCTCTCTGACTCATAGTAGCATGAGTTACACCTTTCTGATGTTGATATTTACCATTGTAAGGTACATCAACACCACTATCTAATTTAAAAAAGATCATTTGTCCTATGCCTACTCCAGCATGTATCTCTACTGGAAAATCATTACCATTTAATATCTCTACTACTAGCTCCCCTTCCCATCCTGGTTCAGCTATCGTAGGTGGAAACCATATTCCCATCCTAGCCAAAGTACTCTTACAGAATAAAGAACCTACGATATTGGTAGGCAATCTAAAGTGTTCTTTAGTAACAGAAAGCACTAGTCCTTTAGGAGGAACAATAATAGAATTAGCATTGACTTCTTCAAACCAATCCTTGGTATTATTCTCTAATATGGACAAGACTTTGTCCGTCTTTTTCCCAATACTAAATCTAGGTTGCAATACCACATCATAACCACAATGCGATAAGCCATAGCTAGGACAATTGACACCATTTTCACTAATAACGATTTTAGTATCGATAAAAGGAGAGATCATCCCTCTTTTCGCATAATCCTTTATTTCTTTATCAGTTAAAATGCTCATTCAGGCTATCTCCTTTTTGCAAATACTGTTGGACCACTAGAGGCAATTCATTTTCTCTTTTATGTTCTTTTATATAATTTATTTCTTCTTTGAGTTTATTTAGTTTCAAATGTAGTAAATCATTAATCAGTTTATCCTCTTCTTCTTTTGTGGTCTCTTTGAAAAAATCAGAGAAGTTCTTACTAACAATATCTACTTCTTTATTAGAAGTCGAGTGAATTAAATACCATTTAAGATTGAGATCTGTAATTTTACTGGCATAGTAGGCATGAGCAAGAGAAGCATAAGTCACTCCTAAGTACTCCATTGGCATTAAGTAATTATGGTCAAATTTAGCCATGATTGTATCTGTCATATAGACCTCTTTTTATAAAATAAAGAATAGTGAATATAGAGAGTATCCATACAGATACTCTCTACGAATAAAAAGTCAAGATACTATAATATCATCTAAGGGATTAGGAATTGTGAGATATGAAAGATCAAAAATCCCAGCATCTCCATTGACAAAGAAAGGAATTACTAAAACTGTGCTATCATAAGGGCCATACACCAGTAGATCAAAACCAAAGACATTGAGATAGTATCTAATATACCTGGTATCATCTTTGCTATAGATATAAGAAACCAAGGAAGCGATAATCTCCATAAGGATCAAACTGGTCTCAAGATCTGCTTTATTAGGATCTATTTCGTGTAGTCCAAATTCGTTTTTCTTTAAAAGATTTGTATAGGTATATTGATCTCTTAAAGAATTTAAGAAAAAGATGGCTTTAGAGAGATTAGGATCAGAGAGTATTTCTTTGTATTCTTCTTGTTGATAAAGATTATAGAGATCGGACAACATGGTCTTTTTACTGGGATATTCTTTTTTACCAGTGAGTTCAAAGATACTAGGTCCATATGGATTGATGCTTTGCCAAGACTTTAATTCAGTAAGACCTTTGTTTTTGTGAAAATTGAAAATTGACATGATAAAACTCCTATTGAGATATGAGAAAATAGTAAAGGTATACTTGAGATGAAGACATCATCCCAAGTAAATATTAAATAATTCAAAAGAAATACATTGATTTATCAAACAAAGGAAATACGGATATGCAAGACTATCAAGATCAGTCTAACTATAAAAGATACTGTATTGGGATTGTAGCGCTAGATAAAAAGCTATATGAAGATACCATAGAAGCTATGCCTGTAGACAATGCTGCTATGCTAGAAGGAGAACTCAATGACAAGTGGGATGAAGTCAATGTCTCTGGTAAAGATGGCGAAAGACAAGACTATCAAAACAAAGCCAAGTTTGTCAAGACGATAAAAGCCACTTGGATGGGTATGCACCAGTATAACCGCATGACCTCACCTGACGTCAGACGTGGTGATAAAGTCCAGATATATCGACTAGGAGATAGTAATGTCTTTTACTGGGATACTCTAGACTCCTATGATAAAATCAGAAGACTAGAGACTGTCGTACATGGGTATTCTGCAACAAAATCAGAAGGTGTATCGATGAATCCTGATAACACCTATGTACAGGGTGTATCTACCCATGAAAAGATGGTGACTTTAATATACACCAGTAAAGACCCTACCAATGGTGAAGAATTCAGATATGGTATTTTCATCGATACTAAGAATAACCATATTGTCATTAAAGACGATATTGAGAATAGAATTGTATTACAATCTAAACCGCACTTGATTCGTTTAGAGACCATGGATAATGGTTTTATTCAGATTGATAAATTAAGAATCACCAGTAAAGGTACCTGGTATCATAGAGGAACATTTACAGCAGAAGAAGATATTTATTCTAAGACAGATGTCCATTCTAAACTAGCCTCTCTAGAGTCTCATGTCCATCCAGAAACACAGACAATCACTAGACCCAGAGTACCAGCATCACAAAACCCACCGTGGGATCCACATCCAGATGAACTCAAAGTGGATTATCGTGAACCTTGGTTATTGAAATAAAGGTATTTAATTATGTTAACTAAAAGTACTTTATTTAATTTTCCTGTTTATTATTTAAATATCTTCCCGATCATAGAAGAAGTATTAGCTACTATTCCTGATAAGTATCCTGTAAAAGATAGAACCCACGACATGTTAAATAGAGAAATGATCAATAATAAACTTTATTTAACCTATGTCTGGATGAAAAGAGATACTTATAACTTCTCTGAATGGTTTCATATTACCCAAGCTAAAGAAGATCTTAAATTAGCTCTAATAGAGAATAGAGATTATATACCTAAAATAAAATCTCCTGTTGTTTATATTTCTAAGTTTGACAGTATTGCTAAAGATTGTATCTATCTAAAACATATCAAAAAACCTTTAACCGATATACTCTCTTTTACGGATAATTTCTTAAGAGCAGAAATAACAGAGTTTAATAGTCAGCATACTGCTATACCCCAGATATCTAGTGATTATCGAGATCATCAAAACAATCTCTATTTCCTAACTTTATCGGATTATATTCCGGTGGATAAAGGACAAAAGAATAGTGAGTATTATGCTATTGAGAGTAGAGAATCCAGATATATCGATGGATTTAATATCCCTACTTATAAGAAGTATTATTCTTACAGAGATTTACCTATGTCTATTATCAGTAGTCCTTTTTATGACATAGATCCTTATAAGACTCCAGAGTACGCTGGGGTTACTATATGAGTTGTCATTATTGATGACTCTACCGACGCCATCTGTGAATGATGTAATGTAAATGGGCTATTCGCTAGTTTACAGATGAAAATCAATTACATTGTTTGCGATGAGGCTAAAGCGATGGCACCAGGGATAAGATATCTTCCAAATACTTATCTCTTACGTCGGTTTTCAAAAAAGGTAAGTCCTCCTACTCTAGTCTCTGTAATAACAGGCTAGAGTAGGATTTATGACGTTTAATAGATTACAAAAAAAAACATGATAGAAGAATATGTAGACAGAGGTTCTTAGTCTCTGTCTACATTTGTAGCGTGGGTTTATCGTCTACTTAGTATTTTAACCTAGTGGTAAGTAACATTACCACGACGATCTACATCTCTACTAAATACTTTTGTAGAGCCAGAAAGGACATGTCTTTCCTGGGGTCCACGTTTGTAGTATTGTTCGATTACTTTCTTTGTTTTGGTATCCATTACGGACCCATTTACGTCGAAACAATGCATATAGAAGTGCTCCTATATTACAAGTGTATTGCCTATGCCGTATTACGAGTACGGCATAGGTCCCTGGTAACCTATAAGAGGGTTTTATTTATACCTTTAAAGGTTTACCAAGATAATAATATAGGATTGAAAAATTCTAGATTCAATATGAAATATACAAGTCATATGTCCATACACATTTCCTCCTATACGGAAGAGATGTGTATGGGTTTATGATGTTTTATCTAAGACCTATCAAAGCATTTTTCCTAGATTGCATAGAGAGCATAATGACATCCCAGATATCAGCTAAACAAATAGCCGTATGAATCAAAGCTTCTTCACCATGCTTAGGTGCTTTAGCTAACAAATCTTTGGTTTCTTTGGCATAAGTAATAACTTTATTTAAGATATCCTTATAATAATCTCTATCATTACTTGTACCACTTAAAAAGAGTCTACCGGTAGATGTCTTAATTTCTCTTGCTCTAACAGAATCAAGTTCATCAGACTCTCCTTGCATAGAGGTCTTTACCCATTGTAGATTATGCTGACAATAATCAATAAAGGTATTTAGATCATCTTCAATGATCATACCGACAATCTCTTTTTCACCTAGATCATTGGTAGCTTTTTCTAAGATATCAAACTCTTGATCAACTCTATTTTTAACTTCACCTATTCTATCTTCTAGCTTTTGGTCTGTTAAAATAGTATCCAATAATCCTAAAGCACCTTTTAGAGTCTCTTCTTCTTTTCTCACGAGTTCTTCTTTTATGTCTTCTAGAGCTTGTTTATAACAAGTCGTAGAAGGATGGGTCGTATAGAAGTTTTCGTTACTATAAGTCAAAGTAAAATCTCTATCTAAGATATACTTAGCTGTGCTCCTATCGATCTTTTTCTCATTACTGAGATGATTATAGATTTCTTTTAGAAGAGAGACTTGTTCTTGGCTAGCAATGACTTGTTGTGTACTTATACCAGGTGTATTTGCATCAGTGTGGATATCTGTATTGACAGATATATCGTCTACATCACTTAAGGTTTGTTTATTCTCTGGCGTCAGAGTGACTTGTACACTAGTACCAGCGGCATCATCATAAGCCTCTTGATTAGGCCTAGCTTTATCAAGTTCATCTAACCAGTCCGTATCGAACTGGTTATTCGTATCCATGATATCAGTCATAAAGAACACCATTGATCTTACTAATCAAAGTCACAATCTCTTTCTTATACTCATTAAGACCTTCAAGATTAATTACTTTGAAATTAGTCTTAATACCAAAAAGATCTTCACAGATACAAGTGTCTTCTTCTATTGTGATAGTGTTAGGAAAACAAGCATTAAAACGAGTATGGTAGATGGCTTTAATCACAGACAAGGTATAATCAATATCCAAGACATAAAGCTCATTGACCTTAGAGACGAGTTCTTTAGCTTTCTTAATGACTTCTATTTCAAAATTCTCATCTCTACCTTCTACAACAGAAGCAGGCATAGGAATCATTCTACCAACTGCAGCACCTGTCGCAAAAGAAACGATCTTCTGTGTATCGGTGGTATTAGCTAAGATGGTATTAATATCATTAGCAAAAGTAACGCTATTTGGGTTCATATTACATTTCCTCTTTTAACTGTATTTTCTTTTCATTGGCTATGCCCAGACATAGCTCACTCAAGATTTACTATATTTAAATTCATTACCTAGAACAAAGAGATCATTAGCAGCAAGTGACTCTAGTTCTTTGGCATAAATTTCTTCCTTCAATCTTATCCTATTTACATATTTTATTAGCCATCCATTACGCTGATCAAATCTATTATAAAGTAGCTCTACCTTTCTAATATCCTCTAATAAATGAATATAATACCGGCTATTTTTACCAGTATACTTGAGTTGGTTAATCAAATCCTCCTTAATTCTTCTCACCCTTTCTCTAAAGTTGTCGTATAATGGATGTCCTACTTTATAATTTTGTTTTCTTGTATACCCCGCCGTTAACATATAAACAATACCGGCGGCTAACAACATACCCACACTAGAAACAGATATCATAGCTCCACCCGCTAATGTTGATATAATACCTATGGATCCGGCCAAGAATCCGGCACCAGATACCACTTGAGCAATCATGTTAACAAAAGAAATAATTTCGGTAAAGAAAAAACCAGCCTGAGATTTCTTCCAGACATCCCCGCCTCCATATCTAATCATCTTTTCTAGAGCCATCGCCAACGGTACTCCTGCTCCACATCTAACAACGTATTGATCGGCGCATTGTTCCTTACTAACTAAGTCGTAATTAGGGGAACTGTTTAAACTGTTACTAGAGTTAACAGTTTTGTAAATGAGAATCTGGGTAGCTATGACGGGTTTCTTTGAAGCAATATCGACTATCTCTTGTGACCTCAGTTGTAATTTCATCTGGTCATTTGTGTTTTGTAACAATGTTATTCTTTCTTTTATATCATTCGTTTTAGTGAGATTACTTAATAATTGGGCCATCACTTGGTTAGTTGTTATAATTCTATCAACCAGTTCGAAGAAAGTAAATAAATGCCCTAATTCATGCATTAAAATAGCTGTCAATTCCTCCGGAGAAAAATGACCCTTAGTCAAGGCATGGGTGGATATATTTATAATGTTTTCTAGTTTAGTAAAGTCCCCATCTACCCAGTTTTTGTCTATACTAACGCTACCATTTACACCCGTAGGAAATTTCTTTTTCAATGGTTTATCAGACAGATCTTCTATAAATCCCCTTATTCCCTCTTGAATAAAGACATGGTTCTTATTTATAGTAGCGGGTATACAATACATGTAAGCTATACAGTCTTCTGGATCATTTGGATTACCGCTGTCTTCATAAGTCATTTTTACATTAATATTAGTATAACGTTTTATAACCTCAGAAACCCCTTTAAAATGATCTATGGTATCTAGTTTGTCAATCAGTATTTTTTTTACTCTACTGAGTTCCTCCACCAATGATTGATATAACCCAGTACCTTGAGGATCCACCGCTTCTGTACTGACTTTGAATTCTTCCTTTATAAACTCGTGCAATTTCATACTTCTTTACCCTTTTAAAAATCAATTGACCTAGTCATTAAATCAAAAAGACAGAGAGGATTTCTTATGATAGTTTCCAAAGAAGCCAAGACTTCTTATAAAGAAAAGATCGATGATAACCATATAGAAAAGAAAGAATGTCGTTTTGTAGTCCCTTTTGGTAATGCTAAACACGATTATCATCTCTTCAAAGAAAAAGTCACTTTAAAGAATGGAAAAGTCATTAATAATCTAGGTGTTATTAGAAACTTACAAAAACCTATTTGGATTACAAAAGATAATAAAAGACAATATCATCAAAAAAGAGAAAGAGAAAAAGAAGAGAATACAGATAGATACATGGTAACTAGATTCTCAGAAGTAGAGGCTATTGCCAGAGGGATAGGAGAAGGATATAGATTATCGACTACCAATGACCCTAGATTGTTTTATTCTTCTCCTTATGTCTACGGGACTGATCTCTCTCATGCGTCTTTTTTTAAGTTAATGCATAAAAGAAAGAATCCACATTTTTCTTTCTTTGATGTAGCGGTATTTGATATAGAGACAGATGTCACAGACAATAATGAACCTACGATTATTGCTACGTTGTCTTTTAAAAATAGAGTTGTTACTACTGTCTTAAGAGACTTTGTTAAAGGGATTGCTAATGTCGAAGAGAATCTCCATGATAGATTTCATTATTACCTAGATGAATTTGTCAAAGACAGAAACATCAAGTGGGAAGTCAAGATCTGTGATACTCCAGGAGAATGTATTAGCCATATCTTCAAAAGAGCTCATGAATGGTCTCCTGATTTTATTGCTATTTGGAATATCGCGTTTGATATACCCCACGCAGTATCAGATTTACAAAGAGATAATCTAGATCCTAAAGATGTGTTTTCTGATCCCTGGATACCTCCTGTTTTAAGGCATTTTAAATGGAAACCTGGTCCTGACTTCATGACCACAAAAAGAGGTGTCAGACATCCATTAAAACCCGCAGAGAAATGGCACACTGTAGATACCCCTGCTTCCTTCTTTTTTATTGATGCGATGCAGACGTATTATCAAATCAGAAAAAGTGCTCAAAAAGAACCAAGTTATTCTTTAGATTATATCTTAGAAAAAGAACTAGGGATTCGTAAACTTAAATTTAAAGAAGCCGATCATATTCCTAGTGGCACGCCTTCTTGGCATAGGTTCTTACAGAAGAACTATAAATTAGAATATATTATCTATAACGTCTTTGACTGTATCTCAGTTGAGATGTTAGATGAAAAGACTTTTGATCTTTCTTTGGCAGTACCTGATGGTAGCGGTTGTTCTTCTTTCGCTCATTTCAGCAGTAATCCAAAGAAACTCTGGGATGACATGTATGCTTTTATGCGACAAAATGGCTATGTTCCAGGAAACAAATTCGGTATTGAAATACCGGATTATGATAATAAAACCATCTCTGGTGAAGGTTGGATTAATGCTTTACCTGCTCATTTAACTATCTTAAGGAAAAGTCCTTATTATCAAGAGACAGATCAACTCTATACCAAAATAAGAGTACACTGTGCTGACTTGGATATCTCTGCTGCTTATCCTAGTAACGGCATGGCTTTAAACATGAGTAGAGAGACTACCGTAAGAGAATTAGTTAGTCTAAAAAATATTGATGAAGAAAACAGAAGAATGGAAGGACTTAATCTATCTGGTGGTAGAACAAATGCGACTTCTGTCATGATGAATCTTTTTAATTGTCCTAGTTTATTTGACTGGCATGAGACTTATTTAAACAATGAAAGAACCATAGACGTATAAAGACGTCATATCTCCTCTATACTCCCTTTGATAGGAGTATAGAGGAGATGCAGGATATATGACCCTTTCTAGACAGGAATACGTTTAGTACCTAATACCGCTTTAGGACTATCCCCTTGTTGCATAAACTTAGGGACTTCTTGGGTATTACTGGCTACCATTTCCTTAGGTTCTTTATAGATCTCAGGTGTAGTCATTTGACTTTTACCTAGTTGAACTATAGAGAGTGCAATTTGTTTCAAGGCTTCTAATTGTTCTTTACTGATAGATACTTGTTCTTTCATTAAAGAACCTACTTCAGAGACAGCAGCAAGCTGTTGTTCATTGTAGTCTATTTTAGCCTGCTCCATTGGTCTTCTTTGCTGATACATCATCATACCAGGATCATTCCTGGTAAGGACTTCATTTCTTCTCTGGGCTTCTTTATATTGATATTCAGAAGGACTGCTAGAGATGACCTGACTAGCTCCTTGTATCACACCACCAATAAGACCTATGTTGTTTTCAGGAATAGAATAATCTTGCGGTACAGAAGCATTGTTTGTGTCTTCTGTATTAGTAGATTGTCCTATATTGGTATTGATAGCAGAAGGCATAGTACTGGTATAGTCATTACTCACCATAGGACCAACACCAGTCACAGTAGAAGGTGTGGTGTTCTCTACCGTAGGTGCAGTCTCTGGTGTTGCTACTTCTCCAGTATCTTTGATATTCCCTTTACTACCATAACGCCAAAGGATCTCTTTCCCTAACTTATCTCGATACGGGCTTGCCCGATTTTGTTTAAAGTCACTATACCAATGGTTTCCATCAAAGATACAGATGTGTCCATGGACATGTCGATGTGATCTACCGATGGTCATGATATCACCTGGGATAGGCGGAGTATTGGGATTTAGAGGAGTAAACCCTAGTCTTTCCAATTCCCCTTCGGCATACATGTATGCACTACCTATTCCTCTCTTGACTTTAAATCCTGCTGCTTCTAGAGCTTCTCGAACATATCTAGCACAGCGGTGTTGTGATCTAGCACCTGCTCTACTAGCCGCTATTCTAGCAGCTTTCGCTGCCATGGAGTTACTATTTCCACCATACCTGGTAGCGACTACGTTATCCTGGCTATCATTTCGATCAACAGCATACTGTTCACTCTGATTACTATTAGAAATCAAAGAAGAAGGTGTAGCACTATTGATACCTGTCATGTTACCAGAAGTCGATACACCAGGCTGAATAGAGGTATCCATGCCAGAGATCGGACTCGTGTTACTCATTAGAGAAGCCATCGTAGGACTGATAAAACTCATAGAGCTACTAGATCCTCCTGATTGACCACCAGCCCCCCCTATTGGACCACTATTGCCATCTCCCTGAGATGACCCTGCCAATTCCTCTGGTGTAGCCGGATGACCTTCACCACTCGGTAATCCTTTTATACCAGAAGGACGACCCGCTAGATCTTCAAATCTCTTTTTCCAGGCTTCATAGTACGTGACCGGTGTCAAAGGACCTGCGAGATATCCTTTAGGTGGAGGGTTATTACGCATATTTCTAGCGATATCACCCCGTAGACCACCTCCTCTCGTAGCCGCTTTATAGATCATTCCAAAACCACCTGAACCTTGCTGGTGTGCCAAGTACAAGTGAGCAGGATGTTCTACAGGTACACCTATCCTGGCTAACTGATTAGCATTGGCAATCATGTACCCTTTAATAGCCGCAAAGTTATATCCGGGGTTTAGTGCACTATCACTACTGTACGAGAAAGGTGGCAATCCTCCTTCGACATACTTACTCGCTTCACTCCAGGCAGGGCTCTTGAACTGACCAAGACCAGCATAGCCTAAACTATTTACGACACCGGCATCGCCACTACTTTCAATCATCAAGAAAGCATTCATAGCAGGATTATCCGAGACATATTTAGGTCTACCGTTTTTCAAGGTACCTTTACGATAGAGTTTTGCATTGAGATAAGGTTGTAGTCCAGGTGGACCTCCTCTAACAGTAGGGGATTTGACTTCTTGTCCATCAGCAGGAGCGACATTAGGACCAGCGTCCCATTTACCACCACCGTCGGCCAATGGAGCTACAAAACCATTGCTACCACCAGCATTACTACCCTGGGTAGAGGACTGGTTATACGTAGACTTGGATCTATTTGTAAAGCCTCCTTCATCAGGGAGATTATTCGGTGTAGGTATGGCATTTTGAGCAAGTTGTTCCACCATGGACTTAGTCCTGGTGTTATTGCTATCAGCCATATACGCCTGTAATGTCTTATCTTCTACTTTAGCAGATTTCTTAGCTTCTGTTTCCAGCATCTCTAGATAAGGCGTACAGATATTCTTATCTGTACCAACAGGATAACTACTCCAAGGGGTATAGTCCATTAGCCATACTGACTTAAGAGTCGTTTCGCTAACTTGATAAATGGTCGCGATGATCTTTCGTGCAACGATGAGTTTCTGTGCAGGATTAAGATTATTAATCCTGACTTGATCATCGGTTCTAACGCCATACTCTAGTAGCACACCACGATACTTCAGGTATAACGGAATAAACCTCTCTTCTAGCCATTTCTTTATAGCTTTATCAGACCCAGTAAAGATTGCTCTTGCGACTTTATAGAGTTTATGCATATCGCCTTTATAACTGGCTCTATTGTTAGAGAACTCAATATCCGAGTCTTTAATGCTTTGTTCAAGATCTAAGAGATTACCTATCTTAGCCACGTCTTTAGTGTCTCGTATACCATAAGCCAAATACCTTACAGCTCTAATCGCATCTAAGGTAATATTGCCATTTTTATCCAAGACACCATTACTCGTGACATCAGTCGATACACCTATACCCAGTCCTGCAAAGGTAGCACTACCTTCTTTATTTTCAACACTGGCAATGATCTCATTTCTACTGGCATTGATATCTTTCTCTAGTTCTTTCTTCTTCTCTTCTAATCTCTTATCTTTTTCTACCTGACTCTCAAACCAAGGTCTAGACATAAAAGAATCAGCATCTTCTAAGCCTTCAGAGACATACTGTTTAGCAAAGTCACCTTCTCGCATCTGCAAATAGAGTTTAATACCATTTGCCGACATGGACAAAGCAGGTTTGTCCCGGAAAGGAGATCTTTGATAGTTATAGATGTTACTGGGTAATGCTCTAAAAGCCTGGATCAATTTGACTTTATCTTTGACAGGGACCCTATCCATGTACTCTAGGAGCTTTTTCGGATACTTAGCCCTATATACAGTCATATTGGCTAAGAAGACTTTCTGGAATCTCTCTGACAAGTACTGTAATACCGGAATAAAAGAATCTCCATCCTCGATATTAGCGCCATACATGGTAAGGAGTTCCTGACCATACGACTGAAGTTTCTCTTCATCAATCGCTAACTGTCCATTCTTCTCTACCAATGCATCTTGGAAATAAAGCTCTGTATTTAAGATAATATCAATTTTATCTTTGTCTTTAGAAGGATCAAAACCATATTGGATAAAACGGATTTCTTCCATTTCGGTTAGTTTACCTTTCTTCAAGTGGTGTCTGAGTTTATTAGCACCCATCCCCCCTAACCATCCAATCAGACTACCGATACCAGCACCGACTAGAGCTCCAACTGGTCCACCAAACATGAAACCAATCGCAGCACCGGCACCTGTACCTCCTAAAGAAGATCCGGCTTCAATAGCCAAGTCTCTATTACCTGTGGTATAACTTTCTTTCAAGTCTTTTATATCGGTAATACCACCAATCGCTAATCCAGCAGGACCTAATGTCTTACCGGCAAATTTACCAACCTTACCAAGACCCATACCTATCCGACTCATCGGACCATGTCCAGCACGAGAAGCCAAAGCACCGGATAATCCAGAAGTATGGCTAGCCGTTACGCCTTCTGATACACCCCAAGCTGCGTCATATGCCGCTTCGAGATAATCGCCTTCTTGGAAGTTCTCATAGGCAGAATCCAGGTCACTAAAAGCCATATAACCTAATCCGCCTGTAACAGCTCCTCTGCCTAGTCCTCTACCTAGTCGTCCAAACCATCCACGACCTCCTTTACCATGGGGAGTATGTTTCTTTGCTTTTGAGTGTCCACCAGAGCCGATATCTAATCCACCCCTACCTCCTAGTCCTTTGGATAGTCCAATGGCTCCGAGAGCTGCCATGATGCCTTTTTTCAGGAGTCCAGCACCGGCTTTGAAAGCACCCATTAAACCTTTACCTAAGAGCTTACCGCCAGATTTTAAGATCTTAAAGAGACCTTTTCCTAACAAGGAAACAGCACCTCCGATGATCTTCTTAACACCACCGGTAATCAAACCAATTAAACCCACAGCAGCCCATTTTACCATAGACCACAGTTTGCCAAAGAGAGACTTACCTTTTTTATCAGAGACCTCTTCACCATTCTGGAGTTTATTTATAGCTTCATTTTGCTCTTTTTCTTTCTTTCTATGTTCCAAGATATCAGCAACGGAATTTTCTACATCTCCATCACCATCCATATCACCTAGTCTTTTTTTCCCAGGTAATCGATTATCCAAGAGTTTATAGATTCTCTCGAGTACATCTACAGTACCATAGGAGTTCTTTAAGAGTTCTTGGGTATAGGTGGAGAGCCTGTCAAAAGAGGCTTTGAATCTTTCTTGCGATTCTTTTACATATTCCCAAGCATTGGTCGCGAGCCCTTGTGCTCTCGTAGAAAGATCTCTGGCTCTATCTCTGATGCCAGAAGTATTGGCAGGATCAGCAACATAACTCGCCCCTTGTTGAAGGAGTTCTCTGGCTTTATTCCAACCTTTACGGACTAGATTAAAGCTACCAGTTATAGTACCTTTAGCTAAGTTCTTAGTAATGTCAAAAGCTTTTCTAATGACACCTGAGAAAGCATTACCGTATTTATCATAAAGACCTTCTTTGACCTCTTCCAAAGTCAAAAGGACATTACCCTCTTTATCGACGATATTGCCTTTGATATCAGAGACCTTGGTAATGACAGCACCGGTTGCTTGATCAAAATACTCTCCTGCTAACATCTTGGCTCTGGTCAAGACAGGGAAATCTCTACCACGAATATAAATATCAGCCGGAATAGCATCTCTAATACCAATTAACTTTTGTTTACTCCATTTTAAAGCTTTCCAGCCTAAGACTAAACCAGAGGCATACAAACCTCCTAGTCTAAGTCCAGCTATACTAGCGAGTTGTGTACCTTGAGCTAAGAGATCTTTAAAGTTGGCGAGTATTCCTTCTTTCTTATTACCGACATGAGCCTGATCAAACTCATCTTCCGTAATAACCACATTACCGTCTTCTAATACAGCACCTTTAATATCTTTAAAGACACGAATAGGAGAACCATCCATGTTGGTGTATTTATTAGCCCGCATTTTAGCAGCTGTTAAACGAGGGAGTTCCTCATCACCGACATAGACGTCCATCGCCATAAGAGAAGACCGTAGAGTACGAGCACCTTGTGCTACCGTACCAGCAGTACTACCCGCTAATCCAGTTAAACCTTTAGCGGATAACCAAGAGAGTTTAGTCATACCTCCTAGCATCTGCAGATATTTCTGGCTACCCCATTTGACAGCTTTACCTGACATGTTAGTAGTCCAGGATATACCCATAGCTAAGAGATTAGAAAAACCTCTATTTTGCTGTGTTTGACCTTGTTCACTATTACCGGAATTAACCACAATACCAGCAGCGAGTAATGCTTTTACAGCCTCTAATGCGTCAGCCGATAAAACAGAAGTATCTTTAATGTTAGAGACTAAATTGACTAGCTGAGTAAACTTCTCTTCTCTATCAGGGGTATTAGGATTCTCAAGTTGTTTAACAATTCTCTCCAAGTAATCGTTTCTTTGCTGATCTAAGAGATCACGACCGTTACCTTGGTTATTAGAGAGACTATTTCTAAGTTGATCAACAGAAGACTGTAAAGAAGAAGTATCTAGGTTATTTCTGATACGATTTCTGATATTGACACCACCATTGATAAAGGCGGCTGTTCCCGTACTATCGATGTTGTCTTGTGATCTCTGATAAGCTTTCTCTCCAGTTAAGTAGTCATAGATGTCTTCCATACTAACCGTATTTTTATCATCTACAATCCCTAACTGTTTCATGTGGTCAAGATAACCCACATCAGCCAGTAATTGGCTATTACCAGACAAGTTAGCCATACTGGAGAACTGAGCCATACTCCCATAGACACGGTAGAGATCATTGACCTTGTTATCGGCAAGATCATTTTCATCATCGACCAGATATTCCTGCATGATTCTAGCAATATCTTTCGCTCTCTCTTCACCGAACTTATCTTTGTAAGTATTTACAGAAGTATAGTAATCTTTATTGATTTCTTTTCTACCGGATCTAATATCGGTATTTATTAGTCTTGCTAATTTTCTTCTTTCTTCTTCTGTTAGAGACTTATCTTTGTCAATGACATCTGCACCACGATTAGCTCTCTTTAAGAAATCCTCTCTAGCACTCTTATTGACTAAGGTATCCATAACGGCATTTTTAATACCGCCTTCTGTAGAGAACTTATTGTCTTTATGGTTATATAACAATAACTCGGTTTTATCATTTCCTGTTCTGATAATGGTCATCTCTCTGAGAATACGAGCCAAATAGCCAGGAATGATATCAGTAATGGATTTAGATACTCTATTAGAAAAGACGGCAGGTTTATAGAGATCTTGGATTTTATCTTGCTCTATGACTTTTCTATCCTGCATATACGAGTTTCTAATGAGAGTCATAAGACCCTCCATCATCTTACCTCGTACACCACCCCATTCGAATTCTTTATCTTGCGCAAATTGATTTACATAGTAGCCAAGATTATTCAGGAAATGCTCACTCTTGGCACCACCTATTCTGAGTTTTCGATAGAGTTCAGGATTCTTTTCTTTAAACTGTTTCTTGACATAGTCAATTAGTCTGTTTCTGGCGCCTTCACCGATAGAAGAACCCAAGATCTGTCCACCAGCTCTACTCTTAGAGATACCAAACTCTTCTAAATCACCAGAGGCAGAATTAGCCGCTTCTGCCATACCAGCAATACCTTGTAAAAAGCCTTTACCCCAACCAGTTGCACCTTGTTTAGCTTCTCTGATAAAGTTAGCAATAAAGTTATTACCATGTAAGCCTTTATCAATTAAGGTATTCCAGATACGATTTCTCGATACCTGCATGAAGCCTTCGAAACCTTGTAATTTAACAAAGTCTGGTAAGCCAGTATTCTTCTGGATTCTCTCTAATAGACCTTTACTCTCACCACGCATACCAGCAGTCTCTTCTACTAAGCGCATTAAGAGATTGGTTTGTTTGATAGAGTTCTCGAGATCTTTTCTATGGTACTTGAGTAGTATCGTATCTTGATAATCCGATAAAGCTCCTGTACTTTTTCTAATTGCATCTAACTGAGCAAAGGTATCTTGAAACTGTTTAAACTGTACAAGACCTTTGACTTCTTCTTTTTTATCTTGTCTTTCTTCTTTCTTTTCATCCATCTTTCTTTGGACATCAAAGATAGAAGAGAGTTCTGCTGTCAAGGCAGCATTTTCTCTAGCCTGTCTAGATTGACCAGCATAGACTGCATCTGGACTAGACCATTCGTTTAACTTAGCAAAAAGAGCCTTAGGCAGTACGGCCTCTGAGCCCTTTACGATTTTATTGGTAAAAGCTTTTAATGTGGTTCTGTTTTGTTCAAATTCCTTAGAGATCTGATCTCTCATCTCCCTAAAGGAATCTGCTACTTGATCTTTGACTTCAAAAGCGGTACTGTATTCTCTGGGTAGAGCTCTTTTTACAGCATCTTCAATATCCGTATCACGGAAAGTACTGATAGTACCTTCTTTCATACCGGATAAAGCATCCATCGCAGGAGATCTATTTCTATCTACAGGTCTCGCTTCAAAGCCCAAATCTGCATCTAGATCAAATTCATCTAAGTTCCAGTTATCAAAGTCACTAGCACTTTCATTTCTTTTATTGTCTTTATTCCACCATGAAAACATGTTTATATTCTCCAAGGATAAAGGATTTAACTATCTCATGTGTTTTAAACGCACACCTCTTAATAACCCCTATAGTGATAAAACGCTCTAAACGATCTCCTAAGACACGATCTCTATCTACTCTATATCCTTTTATAGGGTAATAGGATATCGTGCCACACATATCCATATAGACAGGATATAGAGTATATTATCGTCACACGTCATATGTCCCGTATTTACCCTATATAAAACATGGTAAATACGGGAGGATCTATGATGCTATTCTTCTAGATGATAATGGTTATTAACGACACAAAAGGCTTCTATCGGAATAAACCTGATCTGAATGAACATACGATAAAACTCTTCGATAAAGTGGAAATGATCTTCCACATCAAGATTAGCTTTAACAATCTCTTTTTTGATCTCTTCTTTATCCGGTACATAATCCTGATTGATCCTAGGGAAATAGACACATACCTCAGGTAATCCTTTATGTAAGAACTCTAATAACCTGGCATTTAACCATTCTGGATAATGATATATAAATAAATGGTTAAGATTATTATAGATATAAAGACAATCAAGTTGCTCTAAAGGGATATCGATAATCTCGATAGAGTTGATCATCTCTACTCTCTCTTCACCAAAGAGATGGAATTCTAAAGCTCTTTTGATTTCATTAGCATCTTCTTTATAAAGCGTATAAGGATGAATATTTAAAAATACCTTGATACCATAGTAGAGAGGATGAGTTAAAGTCTCTTGATAGAGATCATTGATAATCTCTTGTAAATCAAAAATAAGATTAGTAATCGTTGATTTAGCTAGGATATTCATATCTCTATTGCTATAGACTTTTTCGAATTCTTCTTTAGTAAAGTTAGGGAATTCATCTATCTCTCTATGATAATATCGAATATCCTCTAATAAAGGAATAGCTCTATCAGGATCTATAGTAGCCAAAGTACCCATCCTGGTATCCAAGATACAATCTAAATCGATATAGATACCTAATGGTCTTTTTTCATGACTCATATCCCCATCCTTTTAAATATCCACAATATCCAACATAGATAAATGCATGTTCATGAGAATCAATGGAATTAAGTAATCATTTTCCTCTAGGAGATATTGGAGTTGTTCTAAAGATACAGGAGAGACTCTTTTGATAATCTCATCTGGGACAATCGTTCTACTGTCTTTAGGTCCCATATAAGGAATATAAATTGCAAAAGCTATCTTATCTACCAAGTATTTCTTTTGCTGAACAGGAATATCTAATAAAGAAAAGAACACAGAACGTAAAGTAAAGACAACATCTACGGTATCACTAGTACGGAACAAATGTCTTGCTAAAGCATTGACTGTATCTGGATTACCTAAAGTGTGGAAAGTGATACTGGTAACAATGTATTCAAGAAAACCTTTTAAAGTATTTCTGATTCTTTTCGTATCTTCATCCTTAGGTTCAGGTACTCTTTTATCTAAAGTGATTTTAATGGCTTTTAATAAGATCTCTTTAATCTTTTCATGTTCTAAAGGGAGTTCTTCATCATGAGAGAATTTCTCTTTAGGGATCAATTCATCCAAAGCAGGATCAGTAGTAAATCTGGTATGGGTGTGCATGAAATATCCTCTTAAGACATAATCCTCTACTGTCCTCTTATGGTAGAGGAGCAGTAGAGGAACTTTATAAACTATAGATTGTTCTGTAAGTGCATAGCGGTTAAATAACTCGATAGAGTCTCAGTACTCTTGACTTTACCAGCATAAGGCTCAATGGCTCTTAATGATACTCCACCGGTTCTTTGGATCATGGTGTTCATGGCGTTAAAACCTTTTATATCACCGCCACGATACTTCATGAATTCAGACAAGGTATTGTTTAAACCCATAGCTGCTAGCATCTGTACTTCTGGATAAGATATACGACTACCTTTACTCTTGCCAGCGGGTTGTCCAGTTAAAGTATCTATGGATTTATTATCTTCCGGAATAGAGATCTTTTTCACCAAGAGTTGAGCTTGTCTTCTCACAGGGAGTTTGACTACCATGTATTTATCTTCGGAGAGATATCTCCCTTTGCCATCGGGTGTATCAAACCAGATTCTTTTGAAGAAATCGATATTGTACTCTTTAGCGACTTTAAAGTTTCTTTCTAAATCAAGTTTGATTTCTCTTCCATTAGGAGCAATAATAGTTAATCTCTCTTTACCAGATTTCAGATTGATTAAATATTCTTCAAACTCCTTATCAGTCTTTTGATTAAGGAAATCTAGAATACGTTTTTTATTAAAACCATCTGGGAGTATTTTATCAATAGCTTCGGCAATGAAGTTAGTGACTTCACTTCTCTTGCTCATGTTGAGTATCCTCCTTAACCAAAGCTTTCTCTGTTTTAGCAATATGGTTAATAACAGGTTTGATATTGTTGCTCCAGTCTTCTTTAGAGCCTTCATCGATCAGGAGATAGCGATGATCTCTAGTATCATGACTATATTCTCCTAATTTGAGTCTTAGCGCACGATTGATGACTTCTCTTTGTTGAGACATAGGTCTCTGTACCAAAGCATCATGGGGAATTCTTCCTTTGTCCCAGTTTTCATAATTAGGACAATCAGCATTTTTTAAAGCATCAGTGACCTCTTGATAGAGATCTACTTCTCCTGCGTCAATATCATATTCTTCTCTGGTTTTAGATTCCCCTGCGGTGATATTGCTAATATCTAATACTTCAGTTTCTTTTGTCATTTTTGATTTCCTTTACTTCTACACTGGCATTGTTTTCTTTGACGGTCACATCGGTGATATGAATGAGTTCATCCATAGGAGGACTATCTAGCCCCTCTACAATGAAAGTATCTTCTTTGAGTTCATCATCCACCTCATAACTGGATATATCTCTGATGTTAAAATTAGGAGGTAGTGGTTTATCCATGATAAATCTCTTTTCTGGTAATGGTTAATTTGATATCTTCGGTTTCTCTAATCGCTAATATCAAAGCTTTATTTTGATTATGTTTATTCATATCTACCTGGTCTTGCCAGGATAGATGATCTGTAAACACTTCTTTGTCTTCAATATCATCGGGTATCATAGAGAGTACTTCTTGTATTCGCTTTTCCCATTCTTCATCGGTAGCTTTAGGTAAATCAGCTATCCATTTTTTCTTTCTTTTGCTGATGACGCCTCTACCTGTTTCTCTCAGATTGAGAATATACATTTAAGATCCTTTTTTCTTCTTGCTTGAACCACCAGAAGAACTATTATCCAGGATAGTGACTTTATCTTCAGCTAACCAGTAAGGATGATATTCCCCTACTCGCATCTTTAAGAGATCCATAGTCGATAAAAAATGGAGATGGTGTTCTTCTGTCTTTGCTTCTTCTGGGAGATCTTCTAAAGTCCACCATCCTCTGGTTTTCTCTAACAACACATCCCAGTCATATCCTAGTTTCTTAATATCTTCATATAAGGTTTTCGTATCACAGCAAAGATGAGAAGGAATTTCACCATTCCACAGTTTATACATCTGACATAATTCAGAAGTAATATTGACAGCTCTTCTTAATTTACTATCATTATCGAGTTCACTTCTGACAATGTTTCTATTGAGATTCTTTTCAGGATAAATATCAAGATGATAATTCTGTTTATTACCAGATAAGCCAAAATCATTATTCAATTTTAGGTTATGGAATTCAGACAAAGAAGCGAGTACTCCTTCTTTTAAAGAAAGAATAATACTAATCATGATGTCAGAAGGACCATTCTTGCTTCTGAACTGATATAAGGTTACTAAGTTAAGATCTTTGAGATCTTTAATGTCTTTGTCATCTGAGTTAATAGGATATTGTTGGGTTTTATCACTAGTGACTAAAGGGGTAGAAGCCATTACCCACCAACAGTTATTCGTTAAGAAAGTAAAGTCGGGTGGCGCTATGATTCTGATGTTATTTTTCACAGATGGCAATACCTTAAAGTTAGGGGCATAAGGATCCATCTGGATCTTTTCTTTAATGTGTGCAACCATTGTGACATAAGTCGCAGAAGCAAAAGAGTAATAATGGGTTTCGTTAATAAGCCTTGCTCTTTGTCCACCTTGGCGCATAGAGATAGTGTTACCTTCTTTATCTCCTAGAGAAGCATCATCTCTCATTTTAGTAACATCTTTAGTTTGGAAGTTACTACTAAAAGGTGTCGTAATAGTGATTTCTTTACTGTTCTTTTTACTATCCATGTATTCTTTAAATTGATCGAACCATTCGTCTCCTGAATATACTGCTTTATCAGTAACTAATAATCTTTGCTCATGTAACCACTCTAGTCCATCTTCTCCAGTACTCTTATTAACATAATTAGCTATTTTCCATTCTTGAATATTGACCTCAGTGTCATACACGGTGATAGAAGAGAGTTTACCCATGCGATGGCAAGCGACATCGTTTCTATAGTGAGCTATAGTACTCTTACCAAAGTTACCAGCACCTACAATACCTTCTATAGGAGATAATCCCCCATTTAAAATAGACTCTCCATGTAGACCAGGTAAGAATTTACCTGTAGGGATATCAAATAAACAACCAACATTAATAAAAGGTTTTACCGGTAATGTAGGAGTAGCATTCATTTTGATCATTTGCATTTTAAGATCCTTGTGTTACTAAAATCATCAGTCATGGTTTTACAATAATAGGTATTCTTCCTGGTTTTTCTACTGCTAGGAAGTTGCAATAGATTGATTCTATTTTACTTAAGGGGTACGTCATGAGTGTAG